GCTGTGATTACTATTACTAATGTTACCAACACTGTATTATTTTGTGGATAGATAGTTATGGCAACTACCAAAAGAAAGGGAATGGGTATCAAGACTTCGGTCAAGTCTGGTAATTTTAGAAAGACTAAAGCTGGAGCAGGTATGACTAAGAAGGGTGTAGCAGCCTATCGTAGAGCCAACCCTGGTAGTAAATTAAAAACAGCAGTAACTGGAAAGGTTAAAAAAGGTTCTAAAGCTGCTAAGAGACGTAA